ATAAAACTCTGCAAACCAAGTACCGTCTTCTGAGACAGCCTCAATGCGTGCGCCTTTTGCCAGGTTTGCTGCCACATGAGTCCAGTAAATAGGGTTTAACATATCTTTAATCGTTACCCCTTCTGCTGGTTCAGCGTGCCAGATAACACGTTTTTGCTCTGCTAAGTTAAACTGTGGATTAATAATCTTACGAATTGTTGGTTTATTTTCCAAGATAATCTCCTTAAAGAAAGGGCGACCCGAAAGCCGCCCAAACATACTACGTGAATACACCCGCAGTAATTGATAGAGCAGTTGCTACGTGATGAATAGTGCAAGCTGGTGTCGATGTATCGACAACAATCATTACATCATCAGCCACTAAACCGAGGTCTGCACCGTCAGTAAAGTAATTGCCCGTGGATACCGTTGCATGTGCATCCCCATCGGTATACATCCAAACTGCTGAATGTGTGCCAATACGAGGAACGATACATACTGGTGGGTTACTAGTTGCATAAGCCATGTTATATCTCCTTTATTGAGCAGCGTATCCGCTACCATCGTGATTCATAATAACTACGCCACTGTTTTGCAGTAACTTAGAACCCATGTACGTTGAAGCACGCGCGAAGCTATAATCTTGCTCTTCGTCGTAACCTGCCGCAGTCATAATGCTTGCCATGCTGCACGCATGACCAATGGCCGATTTGTGATACATGATACATTTTTCAGCCGCAGTTGCTGCACCTGTTAAGTTAGGATGCACAATCCAGTTTACGCCAGCCCAACGATATTGAGTTAAGCTACCTTCAAACGGCTTGTTGTTGATGTAATCCGCAGAAGCGAACTCTTTAGTCTGCATGAAATAAGCGTGCATTGCCGGTGTAATCAAAGCAGAAATATTACCGTCCAAAGGAACAGCGTTATTACCTAAGATTGCCAAAGCGTACATTGCCATATCTAATGACCCTGTAGCCGCAGTACCCGTGTCTTGCGTGCCATTTTCTAATGCAGTAATGATGTCAGAATCAACTTTACGATTTAAAACCGCCATAGTCGTTTCTTGCATAATGCGACGACCATCACCTTGAGAAGCGTACAGATTAAATCCAGTACGACGAACCAGGTCATGCCATTCTTTTAATGTTGCTGCATTTTGAGTTAAGTCATCTGCGCGTGCTGGAATTAAACCATTCACTCCACGAGTAGATGCGGTTGCGTCACCAGAATCGGCAACCAAGAAAACGGCGCTATTGCCCTTTACTTCTGCCTCAGTGGTAACAGTGTTACGGACGAGAGACTGGCGTTGTTCAAAGCCAGCGATGAACTCGTCTCGGTATTGCGTTTGAAATGCTGTATCAGCCATTGCTGTATACTCCTATGATGTGGGTTTTTATCGGTGTTCTGATAATAACCATTAGATACTCAAGTTTTACCTTGCATTTGGGGTATCTAATCCAGCATTTATTGAGTTGTCCTTGCGGAGTCAATACTGGCTATCATAGGGCCTAGCTTGGTCTGTGTTACATATTATAGTTTACACTTATATACTTATATTTCAAGATTAACCGTGTTTTTGCATAGTTTCAACTAATTCACGGTAGCGCGATTGATTCTTAGCTGCATTATCGCCTTTCCAATACTCTGAGCTTCTGTCGCCCATCATACCTTTAAGCGTTGCTAGTTCTGATTCAATAGCTTGAACGGCATTAGTGCCTGAGCCTGGAACCACTGTGGCGATAGGATTAATCTGTCTCGACATATCAACCAGCCAGTTCAAAGAACTTGGATCGCTACCCAATGGCGTACCATCGGCTAATCGTGCTCCCATAATTTGCTCTTTCAATCCTTCCGGTGCGCTATCAAGAAAGTTATTGGCTATTTGAACATTGCGGCGATAATCTGTACCCCATTCAACACGTAGAGCGTCTTCGCCTGTTTGCTTGGCTTGGTCATCAGCGTCTTGTTGCTGTCCCATGACCTGCTCTTGATAGTCGTAATACCATGCTAATGTGCTGTTTACTTGGTCTGGATGTAAGTTAGAAGCTAGTGAGGACTCTAAAAAACTATCTACCATTGGCTTATCTTCTTCACCAACTACAATTCCGTTAGGCAAATCAATCTCATAGCCATCGACCTCACTAGGGATGCCGTTTTCTTCTCGCCATTGAGTTGTTTCTTCGTCAGAAGCGTCTGATTGTAATGCGGTTTTTAGCTCTCCGCTGGATATTTTGTTTTGTGCAGCAACTAATGCGTCAATAGCAGCTTTAGGGGATGCGTAACGTTCAAGGCGTTTAGCCATCTTTTCATCATCACCGGCATAATTTTTTCGCCAATCTTCGCCCCAGTTATCTGTTGTTTGCTCGACCTTATCATCCGTGGTTAATACGGTATCTGTGGTGGTGGATTCTGATGTGGTGGTTTCTGTTGCTGCGTCTGTTGTTGTTTCTGTAGTGGTGTCATCAGCGCCTTCTTCAAGGGATGTCTGTGTTTCACTCATCTTTAATTCTCCTAAAGTTTGCTAAATTGAGCTTTAATAGCTCTACTATTTTCAAACCGACAAAGCGCCGACCTGATTCAAAAGAGGATGCCCGTTCATTGTCAGGCTCCCATGCGACTTGATAGGTTCCAGCCGCTACATTAATTATCCATGCTAAAGCACGTTTTTGTTGATTCTCATCAGCCTCACCTTTCTCAAGAGCTTGCAATGCGTTGGCATCAGGTAATTGCCAGTCTGACTTAAAGCAATAAGGGGCTGAGTCTACTTTCTTTGACGTTTTCTTTTTGGTCATACAGGCATTTCATCCATATTGGATTGCCCTAAGTCTTTCGCTATTGTCGCGCCCTGCTCCATTTGGTTAAGCATTTTCTGTGCTTCATGCTCTTGTTGTTGCTTGGCAACCATCGCTTCTACATCACTCTCAGAGTTAAGCCAATCAGCAGGAGCAACCGCTTCCAATACATCGCGGGTTGCTTTTTTGCCGTCAACAATAAGGGCAGTAGATGGATCAAGATTAATCGCCTGAGCAAGGATCTGTTGTGCTTCCATGAATTGCCCGACTTTCGCTTTCTCAGACGCTTCGTGTAATGGGGATTCAAAGGTAAACCGTATATCTGCACCCTGAATAGACTTTGGAATGTTACGTGGGTCGCCATAAGCACCCGCATTTAATAGAGTTTCAAAGGTGTTTTCACATATTCTGCCGTTATAATCGGCTTCCATAGGCTCAAACAAAGGTAATGCGTTACGAATATACTCCTGGACACGTTGACCTACCTCATAAGCGGTCATATCTGGTCCACCCGTAGGAGGCAAGTTCAGTTTGTTTAAGAAAAACGCCTCCATGATTTGCTCTTTAATGTCACTGTTTATCTCTAAACCAAAGCCAATTCCGCCGTGGTCTTGGGTTATAGGTCTTAAAACCTCGCCTAATCGCTCATCGTAGTCAGAATCTACCCATGTAATGCCACCAGCATAAACGCTAACATCACTACGAATAGCCTCTTGGACAGCCAGCATAGGCGGCGTAACGGCCTTCTCGCCAGCTTCTAAGATAGTTGAAGTCATGGTCTGAATAAGTCTTGCATCGCCTAGAGCTGTGACTGTGGCGGGAGAATGAGCATATTGAGAGCCTGATACTGTTGCCCATCTTGGAATAGTGTAGATATTCGTATTTTGCCCGACTTCTTCTATGATGTGCTCGTTGTCTACGTCAATATAGATAGAAACGAAAGGCTGGTTAATCTTCTGTGCTCCCTCAACATCTTGATAATGTTCAGTCGGCATTACAATATGCCACACGTTTATTTCATCATACGGAGTCTTTGCAAGTTTCTTGGCTACTTTCTCATGGATTTTATTGCCAAACATGGATTTAAGGTCAATCGCGGTAGGCTTCCACTTACGATAAACAGTTGATGCTTCGCCTGCTTCATCCTCTACCCATGCCACATCACGTAAATGCCATGACCGATAGAGTAAAGTATTTGTTTTTAGGTTGAGTTCTGTTGATATTACACACTGGCCAAAGGCTGCGAAGTCATGGTCGCCTTCCTTTGTTGCTCGATTAAACTGAGCAGGACGATCATACATGGCGTTTTTAGTGAGCTTTGTCGCCCATTCAAGCCATTGCTTTGCTTCTGTGTCTTGTGTATCAGGGCGGCTAGTACCTACATGGAACCACTCTTTTGCGGTAGGTCTTAGCATTGAGCTAAAGGCATTACCTAAGTCTCGTCTTGCAATAGCAGGGGAGCTTGTCATCAAATGACCTGCCATATCATCGCCGATGTTTCTGATGTTGGTGAAGTCTGCACGCTCAGGATAGAAGTTATCAGCTATCTCTTGCCATAACGACAAAAGACCGTGTCTCTTAGTGAATAACTGCTCACCTCTGTCTATCAGTGCTTTTATCTTCATTTTAACCTAGCTTTTCTGTGTCAGTTAAAATAGTAGAGGCTCGTCCTGCACGCTGACTCTGCTTTATAATGTTTTCTTTTTTCTTCTTTGCTAACATTTCCTCATCAAGCAGGGGGGCAGTTGGTTTTGCTGCCGGAAGTTTTGGTGTTTTGAATAAACTTGTCATCTTTTTCTCCTTTGTGCTCGTTTGCTCATTACAACTACAGGCGCGGTGTTTCTTGCTTTGAAGCCTCCTTGTATATTAGCACCTTTTAATCCATCCCACCAAGCCATCACTAAAGCATCACCTTTGTCGGTAGACCGGCCTAATCTGTCGCATACGTGGATTTTAGGCTCAACCTTAATTCCTTGTGGTCCTATTTCAAACGTGGCAGCCGTTAAGTCAGCCATTATCTCTGGATCGTCAGGTAGCATAATAGGTGAGCCGCCAGGCTGAGATGGGTCTAATGCTTCTCTGAATTTCCAGTAAGCGGCTGAACGATTGTTAGTAATCTTTAATTGTCTGTCAGAAGTGCGTCCTTGATACTTTTCAGCACCCTTATATCCAACGACCTCTACATTGTTGTCTTTTAAGTGCTCATAAGCCGCGCCACCATAGCCACCGCCCATATCAATAATGACCTTTGCATTGTCTCTTCGGTTCGACACAACAAGTCCTGCGACAGTCTTGCCATCCGGCGTGTCTTTACCAGCAACAGCGATTAAAGGAGCAAACCAGCCGTCATGTCTTGGGGCCAGCATTGTTTGATCTGCACCGCCTTGAGCTACATCCACACCAATAGCGCACATTGGTACACCTTCTGGTGGTTTTGGTGTCCATCTGTCCATTGCTGCTCGTACCCATGCGGTAGGAATAGTTTGAAACGGATCATCTCTAAAGACAGTCTTAAATCCGCCCATCATAATTGAGCGTATTTCTTCTGGAAGGCCGTCTAATTGTTTATCGTAGCCAGTATCAGCTAGAAAGGGGTTATCGCTTAACGATGAGGGGATAAAAGTATAAGATTTTGGTTCAATATACTTTTGCCGTTCTTCGTTCCATACGGGATCAGGGCCATCAACCCATTGTTCTTTATCATCATCTCCTAATATAGCCCAGCGTATCTCACCAGGTTTAGCAGGATTGGGATATTTTTCATCTATCCACGGGGCAAACATCTGAGTTACCCATAGTCCTTCTGCTGTTAAAGGTGGGTTTGTTGCGAATACAACGCGCTTATGTTGGTTTTGATCTGTACTACGGAGCCAACCCATTAAGAATCGTATCTGAATCTCAGCAAACTGCGTAGCTTCATCAACACCAATAAAGTCATGGGGGTTACCTTGCCATTGTTGCTCGTCACCTACTTTAGAGGCTGCACCAAAGTCAACCACTCTACCATCAGGACGCTTTAATTTGGGGGGTGGGGAGCCGTTATAGCCGTCTTTGCCGCCATTAAACTTGATTGCTTCTTCAAGTAAGTGGCCAAGATTGGTGTATTGCCGTCTTAATATGAGTGAGCGCTGATGTTCTTCAAAGGCTAAACCAAGTA